GATATAAGTGCTGTTGGTAATATTGTATCAGATAAGTCAGTTCTTGGTACTGTAATGTCAGCATCCGGTAACATTACTGGTAACTACATTTTTGGTAACGGTGCATTCTTAACAGGAGTTAATACAAGTGTTTACGGTAATGCAAACGTAGCTGCTTACTTACCAACATATACTGGTAATTTAACAGCTAATAACATTTCATTGACAGGCACAATAACTGGCGCATTAGTATCAAACGTTGTAACGCCTAGTTCTGGTCCGTTCACTGTTACTAATATTGTAGGTATTATTCAACCTGCAGGAAATAATTATGCAATTAATCTACCTAATCCAACAAGTAATAGAGGGTACGAAGTAAAACTAATATTAACAGTAGCAGATAGCGTTTATACACTACAAACACCAAGTGGAACAATAGAAGGCGCAGGGTATAGCGGAAGCCAATCAGTATTAATTAGAGAAAATTTATCTAATGAATACAACATTTATAGCAATGGTACAAATTATATAATAACTGCTCAACTTCCTGTAGTCAATAATCAGGGTGTTAATATACGTCAAACAACTGTTGCTACATCACCTACTTCAGGCGCATTAATAGTAGCAGGTGGTGTAGGTATTGGCGGCAGTCTAAATGTAGGCGGAAGCTTAACACTATCAGGAGCATTAAATTTAGCAACTGGCGTAACAGCGCCAAGCGCAACTATACCAACATTGTTTGGAGTAAACACAATTAACGGAACCACAAGCGGAATTCTATTGAATCAAGGTACAGGTGGAAATGTTAATGTATTTGCAGGTTCAACATCCGTCATGTTGTTGACTTCAACTAATGCAAATATACTAGCTCCAAACCTAAATGCAAATAATTTCAGTTTAACAGGTTCATTAATTGGCCCTAATGCAAACTTTAATTCATTTGTATATGCTCCTACTGGATACTTTAATACAGTTACGTCAAATGCTGCTAATTTAACCAACAGTAATCTACATTTATATGCTAATCGTATAGAAAATCTTAATAGCTTTGTCCGTACAAGATTAAACATTGGTATAGGTCCAAGTCCATCAACTTACATAGAAAGTGGTAATATTGTTGGTGCTAACCTAGTAGGACCAGGCTCAATCATTGGTATAACAACTGCAAATGTAACCAACTATATTGGTGGCAATGTTTCTGTTACATCAAACGTTACAGCAAATGGTGTATTAATTTCAAATGCTAAAGGTGATGGTAGAGGCGTTAAAGTTGGTGACGGAGCTTGGTTAGGTGATGTTAATATAATTAACACATTAAGTATTCGTGGTCAACAAAACGATACTACTGGATACATATCATTTGGTAGTGACACAAGTAAATTATTAGGGCGTTCTGGTACAGGACCATTGACATATAATGGGGATGTATCATTAGTTGGCAATATCACAGCTAATAATATTATTGGTAACTTAAATTTAGGCACACAAGATATATCAGCTAATAGCTTTACTGCACAAAACTTCTATGCGAATACTGGTAATTTCTTTGGTAGATTAACTATACCTTTGCAAACAAGCACTGCAAACTACGAAATTATAAGAGCAAATATAGCAACTAGTGATTTCTTTAATGTTTCAGTTGGTGGTGTATCAACAGACACCGCTCATGTGTCATTTAACGTTGGTAATGAAGGTAATGAATTTATTTACTTTAATCAAGTTACAGGAACAACGGTTACTAGAACATTAACACTACTTGATAATAATGGAAATACGACATTACCTGGTAACTTAAGTGTAGTTGGTGGAGTTCAAGCATCAAGCATAATTGGTAATATTTCAATTGTTGCACCTTCTGGAAGCACAGCAAATATTATCAATGCTACAATGGCTGGATCTGATTACTTTAGAATTCAAATAGGTGGCACCTCTGAAGCAGGGTTCGTGTCTTTTGATACAGCAGATGATTCAGCGGAAACAATACAATTTAGACAGTATAGTAATTCAGGCGGCAATCCTTATGGTACTCCAACTAGAACTTTAACTTTACTTGACAGTCAAGGTAATACAACATTCCCTACAGGGTCAACTGTTAATGCTACGAGAATTGTTGCTGCTAACCTTTCTGCAACAAGCAATGTAAATGCAGTTTGGTTTAATGGACAATTAAGCACAACAGGAACTGTAAATGCCGCTAGCGCAAATATAACTGATTTTTATTCACCAAACGCAAATATCTTTACGCATTTAGGTAATAATATTTCTGTAACTGCTAATATTAATGGTGGAAATTTAAGAACGACTGGACTTGTTACTGCTACAGGTAATGTTATTGCAGGTAATTTGACAACAACTGGTTTGGTTGTTGGTACAGAATTTAATGGTACAACAGTAAGTGTAACAGGAAATATCACTGGTGCAAGTCTTGTTGGTAACGTAAGATCCAATACTATTAGTGTACTAGCTAACATTTTCGGTGGCAATCTATCAACCACAGGAAATATTACTGCTAATGTTATAACCGGAAATACATTAAGTATACCATCTATAACTGCAAATATTAGTGCATGTTCTGCTGCTATCACAGAAATGACAGGAACTAATGTAAGTGTCATCGGTACTGTAACATCTTCTAAGTTCGTATCAACCACAACTACTGACGAGGCATATAAAATTGGTGCAAATGCGTTTATAGGTGATCCTGACGTAGCAGATTCAATTATAGTTAAAGGTGGAACGAGTGGTGCAAATGGTTTCATTATATTTGGTAATGCAGACAGCACAGCTAAATTGGGTAGAATTGGTACTAACGCACTTACTTACACAGGCAATTTTAGCGTTACTTCTAATATAAACGCAGGTAATCTAAGTGTAAGCGGTACTATTACTGGTAATGTTAATATAGGCAACGCTGATGTAAATGCAAATAGCTTTACTTCAAACAACTTCTATGGCGGTAATTTCACTGGTAAGTTGTTTAGTCCTAACATCACAGGAAGTAATGTTTACGAGTGGATCAGGGCTAGTGTTGCTGATAGTGATTTCTTTAGAATTAACGTAGGTGGCACTGCACCTGATCAGGGATTTGTATCTATCGATGTTGGAGACAATGGTAATGAATCTGTACACGTAAGACAATACACTGGTGGAACAATAAACCGTACATTAACTCTATTAGACAGTGCTGGTAATACAACATTCCCAGGTAATTTAAGTACAAGTGCAAATATTACTGCTAATGTTGTTACAGCAAACATTTACACAAATCAGTTACTTGCAGGTAATGCAGACATTTTATTTGGTAACATAGCTACCAATGATCAATTTAGATTTAGAGCAGGTGGTACAGGTTTAAATGACGGTTTCGTAGAGATCGCCACTGCAGGAAGTACAAGAGCCCCAATTTACATAAGGCAATATACAGGTTCATTTGCTAGTGAATTCTCAAACTTAACATTATTAGATGGTACTGGTAACACAGTATTACCAGGTAACTTAAGTGTAAGAGGTAATATCATTAGACCAGAAGGTGGCAGTATATTATCTGTTACATCTAACCTTAGTGTTACAGAAAGTTTAAGTGTAACTTCATTTGCAAATGCTCAAAATTTTAGAGCGACAAATACAATTTCTGCTGCTGGAAGTATCACAGGTGCTAGTATTATTACAGGGAACGCAACAATATTTTCTACAGGTTTAATTAGCACAGCAGGAAGTATAAGTGCAGCAGGTAACCTAACATTAGGACAAGGATCAGCAGTCACAAGTAATTTAGGTAATTTAGTACGAGCAAATTATTTCCAAGGTGACGGTGGTCTACTTACTAACATTTCTATTGCTGCAGGCACTTCAATCGTAAATGGTACAAGTAACGTTGTAGTAGACCTTAATGGAAATGTACGATTTGGTATATCAGGCACTGCTAATGCATTAAACATGAATAGTAGTTTAGCTAACTTTATTAATGATGTTAGCATGTTTGATCTCACAGTACGTGGTAACGCTGCTATTACCAATAGATTAAGTGTAGGCGGCAATCTAAGTGCAGCAGGAAACATAAGAATAACTGGCCTTGGTGTCCAATCAATGTTAGGTAGTCTAACAGTAGATAACACTATTAGGGGTGCATTATTAACTTCAACTGGCAATATTGAAGGAGTTAGATTAAGTGTTTCTTCAAATGTTACAGCAGGATCAATTAGTACGTTTGGTGGTATATCAGGTGTAATATCTGCAGCAGGTAACGTAAACACTGATTATTGGTTCAATGGTAATTTAATTGCAACTACAGCTAATATTCAAACACTATTAGGTACAGTAACAAGTGCTACTGGTAACATTAATGCAAATAACTTTAATGGTAATTTAACAGCAACTTCAGCATCAATTACCTCAATGACAGGTAGCCTAGCTAGCGTAACAGGCAATCTTACTGGTAACATTGTAGTTTCAAGTAATACTGCAGGTACCGGAGAAAACTTCAGAGTTGCTACTAGAGCATGGATAGGTGAAGTAGGCATCAATGACACTGTTATGATTAAGGGTCAAGCGAATGCTGCAAATGGTTATATTATATTTGGTAATGGAAATAATAGTCAAAGTTTAGGTAGAGCAGGTACAGGACCATTAACATATAATGGTGATTTAAGCCTAACTGGTAACTTAACTGCAACAAACTTATTCGGAACAGTTAATTTAAGCTCATCTACTTTGGTAGCTGGTAATGTAGAGGCTAACAACTTCAGAGGAATCGGATCTACTAACAGTAACTTCTATGGTACCTTATATGGTGTTCATACTATCAACGCACTATCAGGTACTACAAACGTTGATATAATAACAGCTAACATAGCCACTACTGACTACTTTAAGTTAACAGTTGGTGGTACAAGCCCTGATCAAGGATTTATTTCGTTTGACATGGGTGACAATGGAAATGAACCTATTTACTTTAGACAGTTAAATGGTCTTACAGTCACAAGTAATCTAGCATTATTAGATTCAACAGGTAACACAGTTATCCCAGGTAATTTAAGTGCTAATGGTAATGTAGTAAAAGGTAGCGGTTTCACATTATCAAGTTCTAATATAAGCATTACAGGTAGTGTGATCAGTGCCACAGGATTCTCTGCTAACAGCACAGGTATAAGCACAGCAGGAAACATAACTGCAAGTTCGTTCTTCCTAGCTAATTCTAGTGGAATAAGCACAACAGGCAATGTAACTGGTCAATACTTCATTGGCGGATTAACAAGAACCTTAAATAACAATGCTAATTTTGAGTTAGTAAGAGCAAGTAACATTGCCTTTGATGACTTTTTTAGAATTATAGTAGGTGCAAACACTAGTACAGATGCTGGTTATGTATCTTTTGATACTGCTGATAATGGCACTGAACCAATTTACTTTAGACAGTACACAGGCACAACAGGTTCCCCATTCACTTCAATTTACAATCAGGTTACACTACTAGATACTGACGGTAATACAAGAATACAACAATCGCTAAGTGTTGGTGGAAGTATATCAGTAGCAGGCAACATTAATATGGGCCCAAGTGGCACTTTAAATGTATCTGCATTTAGTGCAACTGGAAATATAAACTTATCACAGAACTTAAATGCAACAGGAAATGTAAACACTTCTCAAAGTATTAGTGCAGTAGGTACAGTTAGAGCAGCAAGTTTCAGTGCAATTGGTGGAACAGGTGCAATTATTACTGCTACAGGTAATATTACTGGTCTAAATCTAGTAACCTCCGGTGTTGTTACTGCAACAGGAGACATTACAGGCGCAAATATATTCACTGCAGGAAGAGTTAGTGCAACAGGTAATCTTGACGCAGGTAATTTAAGAACAAGTAATATAATTACAGCAACAGGAAATATTACTACATCAGGTACTCTAATAGGTAATGTATCTGCAACATTAGCGACAATCACTACTGCTAGTGTTACTACCCTAAGTGCAAGTGGTAATATAACTACTTCCGCGCTACTAGGAACAGCGTCAGGCGCCAATATAATTAAGGTTGGAACACAAGCTTGGTTGGGTGATCCAGCTGTTGCTGATTCATTAATGGTAACAGGTGGAACCACTGCAGCTAATGGATATATTATATTTGGTTCAAGTGATAATTCAGCAAAGTTAGGTCGTGCTGGCACAGGACCATTAACATATTCTGGTAATATAAGTGCTACAGGAAATATTACTGCTAATAACTTTATTGGTAATTTAGCTACAGGTTCTGATATAACTGCAAATAACATAACAGGTAATAATTTCTATGGCAATATTAAGGGTGTATTAACAACTAATACATTGACAGGAACACAGACAGCTAATCTAATAAATTCAAACATTGCTGATAGTGACTTCTTCAGAGTTGTAGTTGGTGGTACAGGAATAGATCAGGGCTATGTAAGTTTTGAAACAGGTGATAATGGAAACGAACCAATCTACTTTAAACAGTTTAGTGGTGGCAGCCCGTCTAGAACACTTACATTACTTGATGCTAGCGGCAACACACTATTAGCTGGTAACTTAAGCACTAGCGCAAATATTACTGCAAACATTTTATATGCAAGCAGTGTAAACACATCAGTTACAGGCACTACAACTGCTAATATAATCAACACTACAATGGCAGGTGATGATTACTTCAGATTACAAATTGGCGGTGCATCAGCTAGTGAAGGCTTTGTTTCTATTGACGTAGCAAATGAAGGTAATGAGGCGGTATATGTAAGACAGTACATCACTGATCAAGGTAACCCATTTGGACAAGTTAATCGTCAAATAACCTTACTAGACTCAGGCGGAAATACTACTTTCCCAGGCACTTTAAGTGCAAATGGCAATGTTAGAGTTGGTGCATCACTAAGTGTAACTGCTAATGTAACAGCAGTGAATTTAACAGGTAATTTAATAGGACCTACATTAACTGGTACAAATAATGCTAACTTAATTTTAGCAAATATAGCAACTGATGATTACTTTAGAATTCAAGTTGGTGGAACAGCAGCAAATGCAGGGTTTGTATCTATTGATACTGCAGATAACGGAAATGAGCCTATCTATGTTCGTCAGTATACTACTGGTGGTTCTGGTCCGTTCACTACAGTTAGTCGTGAATTAACACTATTGGATGCGAACGGTAATACAACATTACCAGGTAACATTATAATTGGTGGCGCAAACAGTACAATTTATAATAGTTCTGCTCAATATCCGATTGGATATAGAGGTAATCCAGTAAGGTCTACTAACACTAACTATACATTAAACTTAAGTGATGCAGGTTGGTTAATTTACTTTAATAGTAATGCAGGAAGCTTACAACTTAATATTCCTACAGACGCAACTGCAGCGTTCCCGATTGGTACTGAAATCAATGTAATTAACGACTTAGGTGCAGGATATAATATTTCTGTTATTCCTGCTGTTGGAGTAACACTTAAGTTAACAGGAACAGGCACTACAGGTACTAGAACTATATCAAACTGGGGATTGGCTAGAATTATAAAAGTGGGAACTGATTCTTGGTTTATTGATGGGCCATACATCACTTAATTAACCAGTTGGGGATAAATACATATGTTCTCTCTCTATATGGGAGACTTATGCAGTTCCCCAACTGCGTAGGACCTAGAACGTTCACATTTAAGGAGATGAAACAAAATGGGACGCCCTTTAAAAATAGCAAAAACAAACGCAGCAGCAAGCCCAGATGGAGTAACTGACCAAGGTTTTCCTAATGACGGTACTACAGATAACGGCTTCACAACAAGTGCAGTAGGTGTAGTAGGTGGTATTCGTGCAGTAGCAGTATTCGGAAGTGTATGCATAGAACAAAACTGGTATGGTACATACTATGCAAGTACAGGTTCTGCTGTAGTAAGTTCACAAAACGCAGGAACATTGAATAATAGTGAATTAGAAAATGATTCATTAATATATTATGATGGTACATATGTAGGAACTGTGTCAAGCACTGGCGCAGTAATAAGCATGACCACTGCATCAACCGCATCAGCTACAGATTTAGTAACAGTAGATGATACTACAGGATTAGTGGTTGACGGTGCAGTGGTATTTGGTGCTAATATAGGTGGTTTAGTAGCAGGAACAGTATATTTTGTAAAAACTGTACCTGACGGAACTACATTCACTGTAAGTGAAACAATTGGTGGAACATTAAAGCAGTTAACAAATGACACAGTTACGACAACAGCAGTTCAATCAGAAACGATTACTTTAGGTGCAAATGCAGCGGTTGCAATTAATGGTGGTGGCATCACAGTAGCAACTCAGGATTCTGGATATGTATTACGTCAAAAAGGCAAGAGAAAATATCTTGTAGCAAGAAGTGACACAATACAAGATGAATTTATTGCTATAGGCGGTACATATCGCATTCAAAGTGTCAGTAATACTGATTGGGCTGCTTTAGGTGCAGGTTCAGATGCAGCAGTAGGTAAAATATTTACAGCTACAGCAGATGGATTAGGTTTAGGAACTAATGGTACTGTTTATGCAGTTGGTGTTTGTACTTTAGTCAATGACGCTGCAGCCAATTTAACTAAAAATCAAATGACATTAACTATAGATAAAGCTGCACCAGAAACAGATGTTTATGCATCTACTGTAACTAACAAATTTACATTAGATTTCACTGACAATGGTACAGATGAAAATGCAGGAACTAAGTATTTGGCATCATTTGATGCAAAAACAAATACTCCAGATCCAGCTACTGGTCTTATCACAGTTGATTTTGATTACGCTTGTTAATCAATTTTTAGCTAAACAAAAAAAGCGGCGCAAGCCGCTTTTCCATTAAATAGTTCTATGATTAAACATAGACTTCCCGAAACTAGAGGTCATTTCAATTTTGGTTGGATTGATTCTTACAGAACTTTTAGCAACAATACATATAATGATCCTGAATATACCAACTTCAGTGACTTAGAAGTTATTAATGACGACCGTGTACAACCAAAAAGTTTCACTCCAATACATCAACACAATGATATGGAAATCATAGGATATGTTGTAAAAGGCCCTTGCTTTCATAATGATAATATAATGAATACAGTAGAAGTGCCTAGTGGTGGAGTACAACGTATGAGTTGTGGCACAGGCATTTGGCATTGTGAAGGTAATCCAAGTGACGAACCTATCCACTATTTACAGTTATGGATGAGAGCAGCAAGACACAACTTTCCTCCTAAATATGACGTATGGATGTTTGACCGTGAAGAAAAACTAGATAACTTCTGCCCTATCGCAAGTAGTGAAGGACCACTAGTAATACAAAGTTATGCTAAGTTATATGCAGGTATCTTTACAAAAGACCATACAGAAAAGTTAGACGTTAATCGTAGATATTATCTTTATATCATAAACGGTTCTGCTATAATTAATGGTATAGAAGCATATACTGGATCTGGATTTAGTTATGAAAATGAGTCTGAATTAGTGATTACTAATCCAGAAGAAGAACCTGAAATGTTACTCTTTAACCTTCGTTAATTGTTCTAACTTATCTTTTACAACATCAAAGTTTACAGTGTTAAACAATCCTGGATGTAGAGGTTTAGGATAATTGTGAACATCTACCCAACAATAGCCTATATGTTCTTCATTTAGCACTGGAAGAAATTCATTCTCAACAGGGCAAAAGAACGTATGATAAGTGAATGTATTGTTGACGAATTTTTGTATAGGAATTAATTTTGCATGTGCAGGAAAGTATTGAATTTCTTCTTGACATTCACGTGCTAATCCTTCAAATATAGTTTCGTTTTTTTCTAGTTTGCCGCCTGGTATGCCCCAAAAAGTTGTGTTTTTGTTGTCGTTTCTCAATAAAAATAAAAAACGATTTGTTGAAGAACTGTAAAAAAATATGCCAGCACTTGTATTATTTTTGTTCATATAGTAATTTATCAGAATTAAATTACTACACTAAAATCTCCTGCTGCATACCAGCCCTCCCAAGATTTCATCCAAGTTTCGTTAACAAACCTATACTGTAACCCTGATGTAAGATTTGTAACATATTGTACATTGGTTAAATTCGTGCTGTCAAAACTTACAAACCATTCATTTGAAACCCCGTCGTATTCAATTATGTCATTAGCATGTGCTACTAAATCTCCCCAAACAGTTTGACTAGGTAAACTCGAATTACCAATATTTTCTACTATTAAGTATCGTTGTCCACCAAGTGGTGCAGGTAATCCATTATTGGGAGCCTTCACTAAAGGATTAATTACACTATCAACCGCAGGTAAAGTGTTCTGCGGCAGTGTATCAGGATCAATATTATAAATTAATAATCTATCATCAGTTGGATTAAATGCAATAGTTCCAACAATTTCTGTGTCCATGTGTGGGTTTTGTAACCATATTTGGCTAATACCAGGTCGAACAGTGCCGTAAACGTTTAAAAATGCTTTCCAGTAAATATTTGTGTTAGGATTAGTTGGTAAATCTAAACTATCATTGTTTGGTGTAAATGGTTGTCCGTCAGGTAATATTTGTAGACTATTTCCGAGTAACAATAATTTATATCCATATGGAGTAATTTTCTGTCGTGTGCCCAACAATAAATCATCGTCCTGCATGTCGGTAAGCGCATTGCCCTGAAATATACTTGCAATAATTTTGTATATAACACCGAGCTTTTTGACTTTAGCACTTGAACTAATCCATATAGGCATATAGAAACTCCAACTCATAACATCAATTGGATTACCAGTTCCTACCGGTATCGTCCTGCTACTAAATGTAAGCCTGTCTTGATAAACAACACTTAAACTAGTCCAATCTATAAAGTTGTCAGTGCTTTGAATTTCCATGCTTGGATTAAACAATACACCAAGTTGTTCTATCAATTCAAGTTTTTGATTATAATTTGTTGTCCAAAAATCAACATTAATTCTGAGATTATAAGGAACAGGCATCAAACGTTCAACTGTAAATGCATTTCCTTGTGTAGCCTCATATTGTTGTGTTTCTTCGTTAAAAGTCCTTCTGCGAACACTTGTTTTGTCTACGAAATACGGATGTTGAGTCCTACTTTGATCGTATTCTAAACCTGTAATGTAATAGGTAATCATAGGAGCACTTGGTAAACTACTTGGACTATTATTGCCTATTACAGTAGAAACCTGTCTACTTTGATCTCCGTATTGAATTGGAACACGCATTAAGATATCGTTTCCTGCAGGATCTTGGCCTTTTGTAACATACCAATTGCTAAAAATCCTAGCGAATTGTATTAAAAAACGTCTAATCTGATTGTCATAAAAATATTTTGCCATGTCTGCCTTTAATCTGGTGTTATACGAAGTATTGTTGAGAGAGCCTGCTGTTCAGGTATAGGCCCATTATTTGTTTCAGTAGTATTGTTATTATTAATAAAGGTTGCAAATAGCGACTGATCATCTTCTTCAAATGCAAGACCAGTTCTTACATTCTCACTTATTTTAACCCATAAACTACCGTCCCATCTAAACAATTGCTGCGGTAGATAGTCAATACGTAAAACATATTGACCTAATGTGGGGTTACTTGGAAATTCAATTGCTGATGTTACAGGTTCGCCATTAGGCGCTTCTCCTGTACCAACTAAATAACCATCTAAGTAACCAAATCCTTGTGGGCTTGACCTTACAATAAATCTAAATCGTGGGTCGCAATCAGCACGATAATCCATGTCTGGGGTAATTAATGTTCTGTCAAAATTAGGATCATCAGGATCTGCATCAGCAAATGCATAGGTATTATCAGATGTACCAAATGGAACATTCACAGGTCCAAAAGCCTTTACAGCTAAAACAATATCAGGCTCAACACTTCCTGATCCACTATCAGTCAACTCAGGCGCAATTTCTGCAAGTTCCATACTTAATTGAATAAAAGTTTTTAACTGATCGTCAATTTCCATGTTAGCATTTATACTTGCTAAAGCGGCTGCAGTAATTCTGATTATAGGACTAGGAGTAAATCCTGTGGGTTGAATTATTTCCAATGATCCTTGTCCTAATTCAGGTTCATCAGTTCTTGTAATTAAGTTTACAGGAGGTGCAGGTTTACCTTTGTTGTCTGTTGGCAAAATATACAGTTGACTTCTATCGTAACCTGATTTAGGTACTAGACGTTTTGCCTCTTGAATTGCTGCGTCATTTATTTGAATATTTTTATTGTATCTGCTTATGACATCCTTCAAACTATCTTTTGCGTCTAGTTGCCAATAAGGTTCATAATAATTTATATTTGTTACAGGAGTTCCGGCAGGAGTTAATTGTTTTGTCACATAAGTAATTCCATCTTTTGTGACAGTGGTGCCCACAGGATATTCTTTAGTATTCACCCACGTTTCTCCCTGACAGGGTATGCCTACAGGAACCTCTTTTAAAGGAGTCCAGTTATTTTCTCCGTAAGTCACTACATAGCCCGGAACATATGTTTTGGTCTTATCCCAGTCTCCTAAATAGTTGTCTTTATTAATAGGTTGGTCAAGAATATTTTTAAATTCTTGACTATCAATTAATGGCTCACATTTTATTCTCCAAAGATGCGGATACCAAGTTTGACTAAATCCTTCGCTAGCAAAATTTGCATCAGTTATTTGATAGTATCTGCGTAACCCCACAGGAATAGTATCATTAAGTGGATGATAATCTGTAAGATGAGGTAGCTCTAATACATCACCTACCATTAATTTACGCCCAATTAGGTCTATCATTGTATTATAATGCACAGTGATGAATATAATATCATTGTTAAGAAATAACCCAAATTGACTTAAATCAAAGTCTAAGTTTTGTACATTATAGTGACCACGTAATCTGTATATGTCAGGTGCGTACTTACGGTCACGATTTTCTAAAAAAAGTAAATCTTGAATGTTTAACGGATTTAGATTATTATATTGGGGTTGGGTAAAATCATTACTTGGATTTGATGCGTCAGGGCCTAAATATTTGTGTATGTATAAGTCCGTGCCTCCGACAGTAAACATTTCGTTTATTGTCCGATCTAAGAATTTGTAATCCTGCGTTTTTTCGGGACGATATAGTGATAGTCTAGGCATTGTAATTTCCGTATATTTAGTATTTAGTCATAAATCCGTTACAACTCTGATAACTTCCAAAAGGTTGCAATTAAATACAGGGTATGCTATAATAGCATTTCATTAATAATAGGAGTGTAGCATGTCACGCAAGTCTAAAAGTAGCGATCATGTCATCAAGGCCCTGAACCCAAAAGATGCAGATACTAAGTACACGGGGGATGAACCCTTTTTTGCAGTTCAGCCCGATTCAGAATTTCGCAACAGTGCATTAGCCAGAGCATTTAGCTGGTATACGAGGTTCTATGTACGTAAGGACGCTAAAGATTTGTTGATTCAGTATCTTGAGCAGAATGACCGTAAACAAGATGCGAAGATTATGGCAAAAGCACCTGAAAGTGAAATTCTTACTACTTACGGTTGGCTCGCTAGAATGACACTGCGTGGACTTCAATTGACTGAGCATGAGGAGCTTAGTTTGCAAAATGAAATAAGTAGACTGATTACCTGTGTACATAAGCCAGAAACTGTTTTCAAAAGCAATCTCACACCACAGGAAGTAGAAACAGAAAAAGAAAAAGAACCTGTAAATCGTCCTAATGTACAAGAAATTATGCGTGAAAAAGCACGTGAGGCTACAGGTGAAATCATTGGATTATTTGATGAATTTATTCAGGCTGGAATGAAGGGCAATTTGCCAGGTAAGCCTATTGATATTCTTGCAAAGTATAATATTCTGCCACAACACATTCCCATCATACTTGACGTTTGGAAAAAAGAACTTAACGAATGGTATGAAGTGCAAGAAGGCAAAGACCCACAACTTGTTGAGGGTTATAGTCAGTTCGGCAAGGTGCAAGTTAAAAATATGATTAAGGCTATTGAACAAGTTATTAGTGACCTCAATAGTTATATTAGCATTAAGAAAGCCAACAAGACTCCACGTAAGCGTAAGCCTGTGCCAGTTGAGAAGATTGTAGCAAAACTCAAGTACATGAAAGAGTTTAAGGATCCTGCTCAAAAACTTGATCTTGTAAGTGTGCATCCAACTAAACTACATGGTGCAAGTGAAGCGTGGGTATATGACACTGCAAAGCGTAAACTACATCATTATGTTGCTGACCAATATAGTCAAACATTTACAATTAAAGGCAATACAGTGCTTGGCTTTGATACAGGCAAGAGTGAAATTAAAACATTGCGTAAGCCAGGTGAGCAACTTAAAGAGATTATGGGTAGTAAGCCTGCAGCACGTAAATATTTTGAGGGTATCAAAGCAACTGCGACTGCACCTAACGGCAGGTTTAATGACTCAATGATTATCCTGAAGGCATTCTAATGAACGAACACTTTAAAAAACAAATTGAAGAAGGTGCTACAGAAATGTTTTTCTATGGTCTTGAACGACAAGAACCATTTGAAATAAGCATTCAGCGACACCGAGGCACACTTGACTCTTTCCCAACTAACTTAGAATACATTAGACATTTAACCGATGGTGTACCGCTGTTTAAGGAACGATAATGAACGAACGAATCCGAGAACTTGCTGACAAGATTTGGGCAGAAGAATATTGGGACAACCCCAATACTGATAAATTACTGCCGGCACAGTTAAACAAGTTCGCCGAGTTACTGGAGAAAGAATTTTTCAGTCAAGGATATATTGCTGGAAAGAGTGACGGCACAATTGAAACTGTTAGAGAATGTGCAGATTTTCTTGCAGACACTTTAGACGATCATTTTGCTTCAGAACAATTAAGAGAACAGTTCGGAGTTGAAGAATGAAAACTAATATTCATTCTTTTGGGCGACTACAAGTTCAGATTGATTGGGGTAAAGAAACTTGGTATTACATTAATCGACAAAATGAAAAGATTAATATGGGATTTTTTATTGGTAGTGTAGAACCTTCCGAAGGTGATACGAAACTATATCAAATCATTATTGGACACTTAATGATTAGTTGGGGATGGAAATCATGAAAGAACGACAATTACTTTTTAGCGTAACAAAGGATGATTGTGACTGGAGCTATACAAAAGGAAGCGGAGCCGGAGGTCAGAAGCGAAATAAGACTAGTTCCGCAGTTCATTGTAAGCATAGGGCCTCAGGGGCCAAAGGTTACAGTGAATCTAGCCGTAGTCAACTCGACAACAAAAGAGATGCCTTCGTCAAAATGTGCGAAACGGAAACGTTCAAAAAATGGCACAAACTTGAAACGCTCCGAAAAACAGGAATGATGGATCAGATTGATCGTAAGGTTGCTGATGAGTTGACAAAGATTAAACTAGAGATTAGAATAGATGGTCGTTGGACTGAGGTTAAAGAAAGCCAATTGGTTGATGATCCTGACGATTTTAAATTTGAGGTGAGTGTATAATGAACGAACGAATTAAAGAACTAGCTATTGAAGCTGGATACATGGAAGATAATTTTGGTATTGGGCATTGGGATATGCCAGAGTGTAAAAACTTTGCCGAGTTGATTATCCGTGAATGTATGCATGTAGCAGTATATAAAAGTGACGGTATGATTTTTACTGCTGATATAGCAGGACACCGAGCAGCAGGTAGAGAAATTGCAGCGAAAATGATTAAACAGCATTTTGGAGTTGAGTAATGAACGAACAAATTAAAGAGTGTTGGCTCAAGGCTGCTAGAGAAGATTCTAGTGAAACTTGGGATACGCAAGTTCAATTTATTGAACGATTTGCCGGATTGATTGTGTTAGAATGCATAGATGTATTTGGACGAGACTTACCTGAACCAGGTGGTGATGGTAAAATGATGGAAGTTGTTAACCGCATTTGCAACGTAGCAGAACATTTCGGAGTTGGTGATGAACGATAAACTTGAAAATTTATTGTACGAATCAGGACTTACAGCACAAGGCTGTTGGGATGAGTTTGATGATTATGCGAAGCAAGGCATAGAGAGATTAGCCGAATTAATTGTTTTGGAATGTGCAGCGTGTTGCGGCTCACAAGCAGACATGCGAAATATTCGCAAACGATTTGGCTTGCCTGTAGAAAGTAATATCAAATATCCTAGTCCTGATGCTATAGGACACTATTCGCAATACGGCAGAGAGTACAATATACCTAAGGAGTAAACATGAGTGGACGTGGATACATTGCGGAAGAACCCCCTCAAGCATGTCAAATGTGCGGGGTGATCGCAGAATGCAGACCATATGGTCCTAAGGATGAAGAAATTTGCTTTGAGTGTGCAATGAAAGACCCTGAGACTACAGAGCGTAAGATGGCAATATACCTATTTGGAGACGATGACGAATGAAATTCAGGTACTTAGTGAAGCACAATAAAATCACTACATCAGAAGTAAAGGCATACAGTGTCCAAAATGGTATACCAATGCAACAGGCAAAAGAAATTCTTGTAAATCGTACAGAGCCTGTGCTACAATACAAAAGATTTTTCAGATGGGTAGATGTACCAACAGTTTATAAGGAACATGAATGAATATTGATTTAAACAAATATAAGGATTTTGTAGAGGAAGTTACAAGTCAAGCTAGCGATGATCTTACCACTTTTCTTAGTCGGTGTGATGAGTTAGACTGTAACTATAATGTAGAAACACAGTCACATGGTCCTGATATTAATGTACCATTGCTACTGACAGCAGCATTAGGGCTAGCAGCGGAAACAGGCGAGTTTTGTGAAATTCCTAAAAAGATATTCTTTCAGGGCAAACCACTTAATGAAGAAAATGTGTTTCATATGAAACGAGAATTGGGCGATGTTATGTGGTACTGGGTCAATGCATGTAGGGCACTTAATCTTGATCCAAACGAAGTTATTGGAGAGAATGTGCGAAAGCTTGAGTCACGCTACCCTGGCGGAACTTTCGATCCTTATTACAGCGAGAACCGCAAAGACGGTGATTTGTAATTAAGCCCTTCTCTAGATAAATACAATATCTGGAGAATTTTTATGGCTTCACCTTACAATTTACAAGAATTAAAAGAAAATCTTTTTCGTGATCTGAGATATCGTTTAGGTGACGGTATAGTTGATGTTGAACTTGATCCTGAACATTTTGAAGCAGCCTATCGTTATGCTGTTAGAATTTATAGACAACGGGCTCAAAACTCTACTATAGAATCATACACATTATTGACTATAGAAAAGAATAAAGATTCATACATTTTACCTGATGAATTTGTAAATGTAAGACAGGTATTTCGTAGAACAGTTGGGTTAGAAACAGGACCATCTGCAAGCAGTTTTGATCCCTTCAGTAGTGCAATTCTTAACACTTATCTATTAAACTATAACTATGCAGGTGGACTGGCTACATACGATTTTTACGCACAGTACATTGAACTTGCAGCCCGTATGTTTGGTGGATACGTTATTTTTACATTTAATCCAGTAACGAAAGAATTTAAAATGGTTCGTGATCCAAAAGGAAGCGGCGAAAAAATTTTGATTTGGGCAGATATTCAACGACCTGAGATAGAATTATTATTAGATCCAGGTGCAGGCATTTGGATAGGAGATTGGACACTTAGTCAGCTTAAATTGATTTTAGGTGAGGCACGTGAAAAGTTTGCAAGTATTGCCGGCCCAGCAGGTGGCACAACATTAAATGGGGCAACGCTTAAATCTGAAGGTAAAGCTATGCAAGATCAACTATTAGAAGATTTGCGCAGGTATGTTGACCATAGCCAACCATTAACTTGGGTAATAGGATAACCGATACACTATGCATCAACTCCTTTTTGTAATATAATCGTCATGTTACAAGGAGAAAAAATGCTAGTTAGCGTCACTGGATTCATTGGCTCAGGCAAAGACACTATTGCCGACTATCTCATTACTGAACACGGTTTTAAAAAAGAATCTTGGGCTGGATCGCTAAAAGATGCGATTGCACACATATTTAATTGGGAACGTGACCTACTAGAGGGTACTACTAAGTATGCACGTGAGTGGCGTGAACAAGTTGATCCATGGTGGAGTGAGAGATTAGGTATAAAAGATTTAACTCCAAGATACATTTTACAGCAATGGGGCACCGAAGTAGGTCGTCAAAGCTTCCATGACGATATTTGGGTAGCAAGTTTAGAAAATAAACTACGTCAAACTAAAGACGATGTGATAATTACAGACACACGTTTTCCCAATGAATTAGCAGCAATTAAAAGATTAGGTGGAATTACTATTCGTGTGCATCGTGGACCTAAACCTGACTGGTACGATGATGCCATTGCGGTTAATAAAGGGCCTAGACATATTGGTTGGTCGCTTAGTAAAGATAGATTATCAAAGCTAGGGATACATCCTAGTGAATATATGAGTGTAGGACTAGCATACGACCATGAGATCCATAATGATAGCACTATTGATGACTTGTATAGTTGCGTAAAGCATATGCTGGAATTAACCTAGTCTAATTCCAAATCACCGCGTTTCCATACAACTTCTTTACGTCTTACAATTTCAATGCAATTAAGGCACACACTTCTGAGGTTGCTTAATTCATTATTTTTAAGATTTCCATCTATGTGAAAAACTGTTATTTGACTATCATAAATTTTTCTAAAGCCACATAAATCACATGTGGGTTTTTTCTTGTATCCTGCAATTTTCCAACTAGGTTGTTGCAGCGGAATTTGCTTGTTTTTTCTCCTACAATCCTCACATTTACTGCGGTAATGTCTAACTCCGTTACGATAGTAGTTAGCGGCGCAATGATTTTTATTGCATACTTTGCAGATAGGTCTAGACATAATCATATTTATTCTAACTCTTCGGGAAGAGTCAACGTACCGTTTTTTCTCAAATTTTTAATAAATAATATTATACTAGGGAGTTAACCCTCAAAATCATAACATTAAAGGAATATTTAAAATGGCTCTAACATCACCAGGCGTAGAAGTTACAATAATTGATGAAAGTAATTATTCTCCTGCCCAAACTAATTCTGTACCTTTTGTGCTAATAGCTACAGCTACGAATAAAGCTAATCCTGCTAATACAGGAGTAGCTCCTGGAACAGTCGCAGCAAATGCTAATAAACTATACAAAGTTACAACACAACGTGATCTTGTTAATTTATATGGCAATCCATTCTTCTATAAAACTACGAATGGAACTCCAATACAGGGTTACGAATTAAATGAATATGGTCTAGCTGCAGCATACTCTGTGTTAGGAGTTACAAATGGTTGCTGGGTACTACGTGCAGATATTGATTTGGCGAGTCTTATTGGTACTTTAACAAGACCAAAAGGCAACCCAGCCGATGGTACTTATTGGTTAGACACAACATCTACAAGATGGGGAATATTTGAATTTAATAAATCAACTGGTAAGTTTACAGAAAAAAATCCTATTGTTTTAGTTAATGATGCTGATCTAGTCGGTGGATATCCACTACAAAGTATTGGTAACATAGGAGACTATGCAGTTGATGCAAGAGATCCAATAACTATTGATACCTTTAATCAAAGTCATTATTTTTATAAAACCCTTGCGAATAGTTGGGTACAAATAGGCACAGAAGATTGGCTAAAGGCTATTCCTGCGATAACTGGCACAGTTAGCAATCCAACATTAAATGCGGGAGCAACGTTTACTATCAATATATTAGGTTCATTATTAAATTATAATACAACAATAACGGTGCCTGCAGCGCCAAATAATACTGCATTGGGAGTAGCGAATGCAATTAATAATTTAGGGTTCGGAGATTTAAGTGCAGATGTAACTAACGGTAGGTTAAATATTTACTTCTCTCCTGTACCAGACATCGAAGATCATATTCCTTATATGGAATTATCTTCAGGATTTACTGTGCTAACTGATTTGGGTATAGATTCATCAACTAGATATTATGCTCCTGAAGCATACAATGGCCCTTCATCGGCAATGCCATTATGGACACAAGGGCAACTTACTCCTCATCCAACTGGTTCATTATGGATTAAAACATCTGTAAGCGGAAACGGAATGAATATTAATTTAAGTAGATTTAGTGCAGCTACATCTACATTTATTCAAAAGCCAGTGTCAATATATAGAAATCTAAATGAAGCGACTGCTCTTATTGATAGAACAGGTGGACAAAATATTCCTGCAGGTACAGCAATAGGAATATTTAATACATTCCAAGAATCAAGTAATATTAGTAATAATATATATTTCTTTGAAAGATTAGCAACTGGTCCCACAGTAATTACTGGTACAGTAAATAATCCTGTACTTCCAAATAGTGCGCAAATTTACGCTGGTGTTTCGATGCCTGGTCAAGTAGGTACATTTGATAGCCCTTCATATTTAATTTCACTTCCAGCAGCTGGTGTAGTAGGGCCAACAGAATTTGTTACTGCATGGCAGGCTGCTAACATACCAAATACAACTGCAAGTGTAACAACGACAGGTGCAATACAGATTACTCATACTTTAGGAGGTGAGATTGGATTTACAGTTCTCCCAGGTACACCATATAGTAATGTATTAGATTTAGCTGGTTTATCCTATGCGACTAATTCTGCTGTTGAACCGTCTCCAGGAATTCGTATCGAATTCCCTAACCTACCACAATATTCAACCACGGGTGCTGGTACCGGTTGTACTATAAATGCTGTTGTTTATACAGATAGATACATTTTAACAGGCATTCCAACAGGTGGTTCTGATTATAATGTAGGAGATCAAATTACTATTTCTGGTGCGTCTTTTGGATTAAATTTCCCAGCAAATAACCTAATTGTAGAAGTTACAGCAGTGAACTCAGGCGCAGTAACAGGAATAGCTTTTGTCTCTGGTGTCTCCGCTTTAGGATATATAAGTTTGGTTTCTAATTGGAGAAAAATTACTTATACTGCTAATGAGGGAGCGCCATTTACAAATCCAATTGAAAATACAAATTGGTTCTATAGCACAATTGACCAAGTTGATATAATGGTACAACAAGGAGGCGCCTGGAAAGGGTATAAAAATGTAAATTATGACAGTTCTGGCAATCCTATAATATCAGGAACAAACGCTACGGATCCAAGAGGACCTATCATATCAGCAGATGCTCCAACTTCACAAAGTGATGGCACTCCTTTGGTGTATGGCGATCTTTGGTTAGATAGCAGCGATTTAGAAAATTATCCTGTAATTAATCGTTGGCAAAATGTTGATAGTGTAGATCAATGGGTCTTAATTGATAATACCGATCAGACTTCTGGTGATGGCATTCTTTTTGCGGATGCACGTTGGGCACCCAATGGAAGCACAGATCCAATAAGTGACCCTATTCCAACTATAGTAAGCCTGTTAACAAGCAATTATCTAGATTTGGATGCTCCTGATCCAGATATGTATCCTCAAGGAATGTTACTATTTAATACACGTAGATCAGGTTACAACGTCAAACAATTTAGATCAAACTATTTTAATGCATTGACATATGGTGATGTAGTTCTCCCAACAGTTAAAAGTGCATGGGTAACTGCAAGTGGATTAAAAGAAAACGGTAGTCCATATATGGGAAGAAAAGCTCAAAGAGCTATGGTTACACAAGCTCTAAGTGCTTCGATTTCAACTAACATGGCAATCCGAGAAGAAGATAATTTCTTTAATCTAATGGCAACTCCGGGATATCCTGAATTGCAACCGCAAATGATAGCACTAAACAATGAAAGAGCGAACACTGCTTACATAATTGGTGATACACCAATGAGACTTAGTGATCAAGCGACAGAAATTGACAATTGGGCTAAAAATGCAGCAAATGCGGCAGGCACAGGTGAAGATGGATTAGTTACACGTGATGAATACATGGGCTTGTTTTATCCTAGTGGTTTAGCAGATTTAGGAACAAATGGAAGATGTGCAGTTCCTCCAAGTCACATGATGTTAAGAACGTTCTTACGTAACGATACTATCGCTTATCCTTGGCTAGCTCCTGCAGGGACAAGACGCGGAGTAATTGATAATGCAGTTCAAATTGGATATATCGATGCGCAGACAGGTGAATTCCAAGTTATAAAAAATCGTGTAGGTATACGTGATGTTTTATACAGTAACTTTATTAATCCTCTTGCATTCTTTACAAGTGTAGGATTGGTGAATTATGGTAATAAAAATAGTAAAGATACACAATCTGCGTTAGATCGCATTAACGTAGCAAGATTAGTTAACTATGTTCGTGAAAAATTACAGATTTTAGCACGTCCGTTTATATTTGAACCTAATGATGCGTTAACTAGAAGCCAAATAACTTCAGTGGTACAAACATTGTTTGTTGATTTGGTAGCTAAACGAGGTATATATGATTACCTAGTTGTTTGTGATACTACAAACAATACCCCTGCCAGAATTGATCAAAATCAATTATGGATAGATATTGCAATTGAGCCAGTAAAAGCTGCTGAATTTATTTACATCCCTGTAAGAATTATGAATACAGGAGAAATTTCAGAGCGTGGAACTGCGATATTTGGTAATCAATAAATTTGAATAAATACAATTAAGGAGAAAAACAAATGGCAACAGCATCAGAATCACTGTTTAATATGAGTATAGGGGCAGACAATACCCCTAGTACAGCAGCATTGTTGATGCCTAAGTTACAATACAGATTTAGAGTTTTGTTTTTAAATTTTGGAGTAGGTGGTTCAACACAAGAGTTGACGAGACAAGTAATTGATGTCTCAAGACCTCAAGTTAGCTTTACTGAAATTCCAATTGATATTTATAACTCAAAATTATACCTTGTCGGCAAACATGAGTGGCAAATGACCACTGTAAACTTGCGTGATGATGCTACAGGAAGCGTAGCAAAATTGGTGGGTCAACAAATTCAAAAGCAAATGGATTTCGTTGAGCAAGCAAGTGCTGCAACAGGTCAAGATTATAAATTTCAAATTAACTATGAAATACTAGATGGTGGTAATGGCAATTCAACACCTACTGTTTTAGAAACTTGGGAATTATACGGTTGTTTCATACAAAACGTAAATTACAACACACTTAATTATGGTGAAAACGCACCAGTAACTATAAGTCTATCAATAAGATTTGATAACGCAATCCAAAGTCCTCTTGGTTCTGGTCTTGGTACTGCAGTTGGTCGTGCGTTAGGTGGAACAACAGTAACAGGTATTGGTACTTAATTATTAATGTCTGGGTTCATTGACAACCTATTAGGTGAAAATCTCGGAGAAAATTTTCTGGGCGGATTATTCGGCACAGAATATCTCCGAGATTTCCAACATGCTAGTAGAGTATTCCGTAGCGATTCTTATTCTTATAGTCCTAAACATAAGTTTTTATTTCATGTTACATTTGAAATTAACTACGACCTAATAGGACTATCGCAAGCTTTTCCTGAAGGCACAAACACTCACTTTGGATTGGCTGTTAAAACAGCACAACTTCCAGGTTATACGTTTGATACACACATAATGAACCAGTATAATCGTAAGAGGATTGTACAGACTAAGGTAAAATATGATGATGTTACAATAAAATTTCATGATGATAACGCAAATTTAATCAGAAATCTTTGGTATGCTTATTTTACGTATTACTATAAAGATAGCACACAAAATGCTAGCGCAAGTTCTTTAGCAGGATTAGGAAACGATGCAGCTAATATTCCGCAATTTGTCAATCAATTTGCGACAAACACATCTGCATTCGACTACAATAGACGTAATACATACGATAGTTCTATATATGGTGATAACGAGTGGGGATTTATAGGTCAAAGTACAAACGATCAGATCACTGCGCTTTCAAATCTTACTGGTATTTCCAAAGCGCCTTTTTTTAAAGCAATCAATATTTTCGGATTTAATCAACATATGTTTGCTCAATATCGATTATTAAATCCAACAATAACAAGTTTTAAACATGATACTTATGACTATTCATCAGCCAATGGCATAATGGAACACACTATGACTATTGGTTACGAGGGTGTTAATTATTATGAAGGTGGTATTGATGGCACAAGCACTGATGGTCAAGGCAATGCAGTAGCGGGCGATTTTGGCAAAGACTTATATGATACAATTACTAGTCCAATAGCAAGACCTGGTTCAACTGCAAAAATATTAGGAAAGTTTGGTTTAGTTGATTCGGCAGGTGGTTTAGTCAGTGATATTGCAAGTGGAAATTATTGGGGTGCAATCCTAACAAGCGGTAGGGCTTACAATACGTTTAAAGATGTTAATATAGGCAGCTTAGCAACTAGTGAATTAAAAACAGGTGCTTTAAACTCAATAACAGGTACACCTAACAGAAACACATTATTCAATTTTCCTTCATCAAAGACCCCTAGATAATATGGCCATTACAAATATATCGACCCAACTTGATAACACAGTAAAAGTTTTTAATAACTTTTATACCAATCCAGTTAATGTTAATGCAACAGATTATGATGTGGTAAGATCATACTTTGTTGATGTATGTCAAAGCATTAATACTGCAGATAATTTTACAGCTATTCTTTTTAAAATAGCTGCATATACACAGGAATCACCAATGACACTTTTAGACTATATAAAAGGTAAAGTTGGTTTAGAACTTAGTGCGACAATGGCGTACTATTTAAATAGTTTAAAGAGTAAAACTACTCTTTATGGTGTAGCAAATCTTCCTGTACCAAATCCAAACGTTCAACGAAACATTCTTATTTAAAAATGGCAAACTGGGCACAAGGCATATATGAAGTTAAGAACCCAGAAAAATATATAGGTAATCGTAAACCTAAATATAGGTCTGGTTGGGAACTTACTTTTATGATGTTTTGTGACAACAACAATAGCGTATTAAAATGGGCAAGCGAATCAATAAGAATTCCCTACCGTAATCCTCTTACCGGAAAACAAACAATTTATATACCTGACTTTTTTATTTTATATGAAAATAAGTTTGGTCAAAAGCATGCAGAAATTGTAGAAATAAAACCTAAAAAACAAAGTTTAATTGAAAGCCGCGTAGCTAGCGCACGTGATCGTGCTACAGTGGCAGTTAATCATGCCAAATGGGCTGCAGCAAATGCCTACTGCAAAAATCAAGGAATCACGTTTAGAGTAATAAATGAGGATAGTCTATTTTATAATGGTAAAAAGAAGTAAATAAATACTATTATTATACGTAGATTATGACTAAAAAATTATCAGAACTTTTTGAGCTTCCAACTGACGATCTCCCTAATATTGCGGAAGAATTAGTCATAGATGTTCCAGAAGAAGTAACAACTCAAGCTTATACTAATTTAGAAAAGATTGAGAACGCATTACCTCAGGTTCGTGGACTTGAGGCAAGCGATACTGAAATGGATGAGTTGGCTGATCTAGCAAAGTCAAGTTATACAGATTTGATGGAACTAGGGATGCAAGTTGACAGTAGATTTGCAGCAGAAATATTCAGCACCGCAGGCACTATGTTAGGACATGCTATCACTGCTAAAACAGCTAAAGTGAATAAGAAGATTAAAATGATCGAATTACAACTTAAAAAAGCTGCGCTTGATGCAAAAGCTAATGACAAAATTAAAGAAATAGAAAACATACCCCAAGGATCAGGAACAACTTTAGTAGATAGAAATGAATT